TTTATGCGGTATTACAGAAATACGATACACCAAATAGAAATGGAAGATTTTATCCTGAAAGAATATTAAAGAGAGAAGCTGAGAACTATAAAAAGGCAATCGACAAAGGTTTGTCCACTTCAGAGCTTAACCACCCTGAATCATCTTTAATTGACTTGGATAGAGTATCCCATATTATCACTGATATATGGTGGGATAGAAATATCTTGATGGGTAAACTTAAATTGTTAACATCGCCAGGATTCCATGAAAGAGGTATTGTTTCCACTAAAGGAGACCAAGCAGCTAACTTAATGAGACAAGGTGTTACTATGGGAGTTTCTTCAAGAGGGGTAGGTTCCTTAAAGAAAGTTGGTGAAAGAAACGAAGTTCAAGACGATTTTGAATTAATATGTTTTGACTTGGTATCTTCACCATCTACACCAGGAGCTTACTTATTCACTAATCCAAATGACAGAGAAAAGTATGAGGAGAACTTGGAGGAAGAAAAGAAATACAAATCTCCTGAAAATTCTGAATTTCAGGCTAAAGGTGTTGACTTAATGAGAAAATTAACCGATTATTTGGGAAAATAATAAATTATGGACGAAAAATATTTTGTAGCAAAAATTCAGTATGACTTACCAGACGAGAACACAGGTAAGATTAAAAAAATCAGAGAAGAAAAATTAGTTAAAGGTTTTTCAGTAACAGATGTTGAGGCTAAAGTAACTGAAAAATACCAAGGATTTACTAATGATTGGAGAATTACTGCAGTATCTGAAAGTAAGATTGATGAGGTAATTGAATAATCTTTCAACAATTTAAATAAAAGTGGTCTTAACGGACCACTTTTTTTATGCTCGGAAATATTTATTAGTTATAAATAAAAAAATAATAAAACTATCAAAAACGATGTTTTTCGTGTTTTGGTAATATTTATATTGTAAAAATAATAGATTTTCATGAAAGAAAATAAAACTTTAGTTCAAGAGGCTCTTATTCAAATGAAACAAGTTGAAGATGTCATAGCCGAAAATGCAAAAGGAATACTTGCTTCTACAATGAAGGAGGAAATCAATCAATTAGTAAAAGAATCTTTATCTGAGCAAGAAACTGACGATGATGAGATTGATTTAGATGCAGACGTTGATACGGATGCTGATAACGATGAAATAGAAATGGATATCGATACAGATATGGACATGGACTCTGATGAAGAGGATATGGATATGGATGTTGACATGGATATGGACATGGATTCAGAAGAAAGTCCAATAGATTTAACTGACGCTTCTGACGAGGAAATCTTGAAAGTATTTAAAGCTATGGGTGAAGATGACGGTATCATTGTAAAAAAAGATGGTGAAAACGTTCATTTAACCGATGATAATGCTGACGTAGAATATCTTGTTAAGCTTGGTGAATCTCAATTAGACGAAATGGAGGACCATATGAATTACGGAGAATACGACGAATCGGTTGATGACGTTATTAATGCTATTTTTTCTGACAACGGTGACGTATCTGATGTTGAACCTTCAGATGTTGAAGATTTTGACGATGAAGAAGTTGTTTATGAAATCACATTAGATGAAGATGGAGATTCTGACTATCTTGGAATGGAAGAAGATGCAGATTCTGACTATATTGGAATGGAAGAAGACGCAGATTCTGACTATCTTGGAATGGAAGAAGAACATGGTATGGACGATTTAAGAAATGAAACTTACAAACCTAAAGGTGTTGGAATGGGCTCAGGTCCTAAATTTTCTTACAAAGATAAAGCTAAAGGCGGATTTGATGAAAAGAAAAAAGTAGGTCCTAAATCAGTTGGTACTGGTAAAGCAAAATTCGAATACAAGAAAGGTGAAAATATGGGAGGTAAATCCAAAGTTGTTAAAGCAGAAACTAAAGAAGGTGATTACGGAATGAATAGAGGTGATAAATCTAAAACACATAAAGGTGAAGAAGATTACACAACTAAAAAAGGTATGACAAATTCTAAAGGAAAAGAGGCTTTTGAAAAAACTGAAACAAAAGAAGCAGCTAGAACATACGGAATGGGTTCCAAAGAAGGTAGAGGTTTAAGAAAGGGCATTACAAACAATAGAAATTATAACTATAGTGGAAATGGTCTTAAAGTAGAATCTACTCAAGAAGAAGTTAGAACGTTGAGAGAAAAAAATGAGGAGTACAGAAAAGCTTTGAATGTATTTAGAGAAAAACTTAACGAAGTCGCAATCTTTAATTCAAACTTAGCTTACGCTACAAGATTGTTCACAGAACACTCAACAACTAAAAAAGAAAAATTAAACATCCTAAGAAGATTTGACGATGTTGAAACTTTAAAAGAATCTAAAAATCTTTATAAGTCAATTAAAGACGAATTATCTCAGGTAGATACAAAATCAATTAATGAATCGGTAGGTCAAAAATTAAACAAAACAGTTACTACAGGTTCATCAACAACATTGATTGAATCAAAAACTTATGAAAATCCACAATTCTTAAGAATGAAGGATTTAATGGGTAAAATTGGTTAAAAATAAAATAAATAAACTAAAAACAAAACAAATACTAAAATGGGAGCATTATTAGAATCAGGTCTTGTTGGTAACATCGGTCTTAAGCACCTTAAAGTTATCAAAGAAGACACAATCAACAAATGGGACAAATTAGGATTCTTAGAGGGTCTTAAAGGTCACATGAAAGAAAACGTGGCACAATTATACGAAAACCAAGCATCGTTCTTAATTAACGAAGCATCATCTACATCTGATACAGGTGCATTTGAAACAGTGGTTTTTCCAATTGTTAGACGTGTTTTCTCTAAATTATTAGCAAACGATATCGTTTCTGTACAAGCTATGAACTTACCTATCGGTAAATTATTCTACTTTGTACCTAACATTCAGGCTTACGAAAACGGAGGTCTTAACAACACAGGTATTCACTACGCACCTTATGGTTCTCCAAACGCGGCTGGTGACCAAACACCTAACAGTGGTTACGACTACAACAACACTAAAGACCTTTACGATAGATTCTACGAAGGTAATGAACCAGCTTTGGACCCTCCAGGATTGTTCGATTACTCTAAAGGTCAATTTTCTGCAATAACTGCGGCAGCACAAACTGTTGCTTGGTCTGGTGATTCATTATTAGCTGCGGCTTATGCTGAAGATAACTATAGAAAAGTATTAATCGTATTAACAGGTTTTGCATCTGACGGAGCAGGTAAATTAATTGGTCCTGATGGTCAACCAATGGATAATGAAGCTTTCTTATCGGATTTAACTGTTTATGGTGTTACTGGTAACACAAATACTGCGGCTAACGCAACTAACCCTTACTTATTTAGAGTTGTAACTCAAAGATATGGTAAAGGTATTGTACAATACGGAAACAACAACGCTACATTAACTTTCCCTAACAGTAAAACTGATGGTGGTCAATATGACAACTTATGTGATGCTGAAGGTAGAATTTACTTAGAAGTTGACTTACAAGTTCCTGTATGTATCACTTGTGGTGGTTCTATGGACGGTTACACAGGTTCAACATTCTCATCTTCAACTGCATTTGACAACGCGTTCACTGCAACTTACAGAATTTACAAAAACTTGGAATTCGAAGACAGAATGGGTGAAGTTTCTTTTGACCTTATGTCAGTAACTGTTTCTGTGACAGAAAGAAAATTAAGAGCACAATGGTCTCCTGAAATGGCTCAAGACGTTGCTGCATTCCACAACATCGATGCTGAAGCTGAATTAACAGCTTTATTATCTGAGCAGGTTGCGGCTGAAATCGACCGTGAAATCTTAAGAGATTTACGTAAAGGTGCGGCTTGGAACTTACGTTGGGATTACAACGGATGGAAGCGTCTTGGTTCAAGTGCAGTTCCTTACACTCAAAAAGACTGGAATCAAACATTGATTACTGCTATCAACCAAATTTCTGCACAAATCCACAAATCTACCTTAAGAGGTGGCGCTAACTGGATTGTTGTTTCTTCTGAAATCAGTGCTATCTTTGATGACTTGGAATACTTCCACGTATCA